TTTAGGGACCATCAAGTTACTTCGAGAGCAGGTCAAGAAGGACGGTATCCAACGGAAAGGGTGGATCGTCCTGGGTTCGGACTCTTGGGTTAAGGGAGCTACTGCGGCCAAGAAGTGGTGCGAGGTCAACGGAAAGGAACATGAAGTTGTTTGGAACGTCCCATACGAAGAAATGCTAGCAAAAATGTCAGTCGCAGAAGGATTCGTTTATCTTCCTGCAGGAGCAGACACTTGTCCAAGGATGGTCATTGAGGCCAAGCTCTTAGGATGCCAACTTCACCTCAATGATTATGTTCAGCATGGAAAAGAAGACTGGTTTGATACGACGGACACCACATCAATAGAAGAATATCTCTTTGCAGCACCGGGGTTATTCTGGAACGGCGTCAAAAACATGATGAACTACCGTCCTTCCATCAGTGGTTACACAACAGTCTACAACGGAGTCAAACAAGACTATCCGTTTGAAGAATGCATTCAATCGATGCTACAGTTCAGCAATGAGGTTTGTGTTGTCGACGGTGGTTCTACGGACGGAACGATTCAAAGGCTTCTCAACCTCATGAACCTTGAACCGACAGATGCAGTCATGTCTTCTCTGGACAAGGGTGAGACCGTCTCTTCTCCTGATGAAAAGATCTTGTTGAAGATCATCAAGAGAGATTGGAATCACCCAAGATTTGCTGTGTTTGACGGCATGCAAAAAGCAGCCGCTCGAGCAATGTGTAAGTCCACGTTCTGTTGGCAGATGGACTCTGATGAAATTGTTCACGAAGATGATGCCCAAAAGATCATCGATCTGTGTTCGAAATTTTCGAACGGTGTCGATCTCATTTCACTTCCAGTCATCGAATATTGGGGCGGCCCAGAAAAGGTCAGGGCAGACATCATGCCATGGAAGTGGAGGATCAGTAGAAACAAACCAAACATCACCCATGGAATTCCTTCAGACCTTCGAAAGTACGATGATGAAGGAAACCTGTGTGCAGCCGAAGGAACAGACGGTTGTGACATGATTGATGTAGTCACAGGAGAAAGAATCAACCACGTAAGCTTCTACTCACCTGAAGCTGATTCTGCTCGGCGGGCAGCCGTCCTTGGAAATTCTCAGGCCTTGAATGATTACAACATATGGTTTAATAATGTCATTGAAAATCTCCCCGGGGTATTTCACTATAGTTGGTATGATCTAGAAAGAAAGATGAGACTTTATCGTGATTATTGGACGCGACATTGGGAGTCTCTTTCAGGTAAAACCTATGAAGATACTGCACAATCTAACATGATGTTTGATGTTCCATGGTCACACGTCACAGATGAAATGATCAAGTCTCGAGCAGCAGAGTTCAAGTCAAAACTTGGTGGTTGGATTTGGCATAAAAAATGGGATGGTACAACTACAACTCCCCACCTTACAATCAACAGGACTCAACCAAAGATCATGTCGAATAAGGTGAAGTGAAATGAAGGGAATCATTCTCACAGGAGGTGTGAGCAGCCGACTACAACCTCTAACCAAGTTCACAAGTAAGACTCTCTTACCTGTCGGAAAAAAACCAATGATTCAATATTCAATTGAGTTGTTGGTTTCATCTGGAGTAAAAGACGTTTGTCTCATAACAAGACCAGAGCATATAAGTCAATTTGCAACGCTTCTTGGAACAGGTGAGAGTTACGGTTGCTCTATCTATTATTGCATCCAAGAAGTCGCTAATGGAATTGCCTCAGCAATCAAGCTTTGCCAAGGGTTTGTTGGAGGAGAGAGGTTTGTTGTTGTTCTTGGAGACAATATCTTTGAAAACAACACTAACGTTTCAAGATCTATAAAAGAATTCCAATCATCAAACGACGATTATGCACTATTCACCAAAAAAGTTCCAGATCCGGAAAGGTTCGGAATCCCAGTCTATGAAAATGGAAAAATTGTAGACGTTGTAGAAAAACCAAAAAATCCAACATGTGATGAAGCAATCGTAGGATTGTATTGCTACACCTATGAAGCATTTGATGTTATTGATACACTAAAACCATCAGCTCGAGGAGAGTATGAAGTTAGTGACATCAACTCATTCATGGTTAAAAATAGAAAAGGTACCTTTAACGATGTAGGGTGTGGATGGATAGATGCAGGTACTCATGAGTCTTATAGGTTAGCGAACCAGATGATGGTAACAAAATGCCGATAGTAGAACACAACAGATTTGTTTTTGTTGCTCCGATGTTCAATGCATCGGAAACGCTTCCACGGATGTTACACTCTATCTGTGGTCAATCTTACCAAAACTGGAAGTTGATCCTCATAGATGATGTTTCTTCTGAAGATCATGTAAAATCATCAATGCGGATCTGCAATGATTTCAAGAGAATCTTGGACGGCAAATACGAAGATAAGATCGTCAACGTCTGGAACCTTGAGAAGAAGTGGGAAGTCGAAAACGTCCTTCATGGAATCTCGATGTGTGAAGACGAAGACATCATTTGTAGAATAGATGCTGATGATTGGTTAACTGACACAGATGCATTGACAATAATTGATGCCGGATATCAACAGACTGGATGCGAATTACTTTGGACTGCGCATAGATGGGGATTTAGTGATAAAAACATAAGCGGACCCATGTCTAAAGAATCTGATCCTTATAAACATCCATGGGTTTCAAGCCACCTAAAAACATTTCGCAAAAAGTTGTTGAATAGTGTTAAGGATGAAAATTATAGAGGTCCGGACGGAAGCTATATTCGTAGAGCAGGTGATCAAGCAATATATCTTCCTGCACTCCATAACACACATAAAAGATTCTTTTTACCAAGAGTAATGTACCATTACACAATTGATGATGTTCCAGAAACATATCAAACAAATGATGCTCTATTTCAAAGAGATGAAGCTTTGTTTTTACGTGAAAGAGGATATATCAAATGAGTGATATTAATAAGATAAGCGACGCATTTAAATCTATATCTTCTTCAAAATCAGAACTTGAATTTTTATCAATTTTTGACACTACATCAAATATAGATGAGTCAATTAGTTCTGGATATACTGATTTGATGTATAGAGTTTTAACACCAGATTTACTAAAATCTATAGGAAATCCATCCCAAGTTGATTGTTGCGAAATCGGATTTGGGGCCGGAAGGCTACTTTTACCAGCTAGTTTTATATTTCGACACGTTCATGGAATTGACATTCATGAAAATTTTGATAGAGTCTCAAACAGAATAAAGAGCTTTAATAGAAATAATTTCACTTTGCATAAAAGCGAAAATGCAGAGTCAAACATACCTGAAAAAAGCATTAAATTTGCATTTAGCTTTATTACGTTTCAACATTTTGAATCATGGGAAATTGCAGAATTTTATTTAGATTTACTTCATAAAAAACTAGCTGATGATGGATGTGGAATAATCTTTTTCGGTCGTAACAATTTAAATGATCAAGGCTGTTTTATACCAAATCATCAATCATTCGATGACTTTCCAATAACAATGTTTGTTAAAGATTCTTTTGCTAAAAGAGAAATATCAAAAAAATTTGAAGTTATTGAAGTTGGAGTTACAAACAAACGTCCTTGGTTATCTGAACCAAGTAAGCAATTTTATGTTAAGTTTAAAAAATAAAAAATATGAAAACTCAAAAACTACATGAAACGATAAGCCAACTTTTAGTTGAACGTTTATCAAAAAGAAAAGGAGAGAACTTAAATTCTACAGTTTGTTCAGAAATATACCAAGATATATTCTTTTCTCTTTCTGAAATCGTGAAAGAAGCTTCTATCCCTCTTACTAATGAGTCTGTAAATTTTATTGCTCAAATGTATTATGATGCTGTAACAATTAACGGTGGACAGGAACTAGATCCAAATATTTTTACTCAAAGAGCTAATCTTTTAAATATAGAAACAAAAGAAGTCGCACTGATGGCAATGATGTTTAATCATACACCTTTTGCCGTTCCTTTCATTTCTGAAGTTAAGCGAAGATCATGAAAATACACTTTGACAATGTCAACATGGGTTCAACTTCAGGACCAAACTCTTTTGCTAAACGTTTAGCAATGGGAATCATAGAATCTGGTCATGAAGTTGAATTGTATGATGGTAAAAATGCTGACATTTCTATAGTGTTTATAGAACCTTCAGGAAGACCATTAGCAAAAAAAGTTGTGCAAAGGCTTGATGGAATATGGTTTTCTCCTCAAGAATTTGAAACAAAAAACTCTTCTATCAAAACGTTGTATAAAAATGCTAATGGTGTAATTTGGCAATCTGAGTTTGATAAAGGTATGACCACAAAATGGTGGGGAATGCCGCAAGCAGGTACTGTCATTCGTAATGGCATAAATGCCCCAGAAATTACAAAATTTCAGATAGCGCCTCTGGAACAAATTAGACAACAATATGAAATGTTATTTGTTTGTTCAGCTAATTGGCACCCTCAAAAAAGATTAATCGCTAACATAGAATTATATCGTCATTTAAGAAAATTTTATTCTTCTGCAGCATTAATCGTATTAGGGTCAAATGCAACTAAAGTTGCAGATCCTCACATATTTTATGCAGGTTCTCAACCTCATGAAGTTTGTCTTGAAATATTTTCTGCTGCAAATTGGATGTTACATTTAGCTTGGTTAGATCATTGTCCCAACACAGTTGTAGAAGCTTTATCACAAAAAACCCCTATTATTTGTTCTGAGCATGGTGGAACAAAAGAGTTAGTTCAAGGTTATGGTCTTGTTCTTAAAGAAAATCTTGATTATAATTTTGAATTAACTGATTATGATAATCCTCCCTTTATTGATTTCAATCAAATAACGGGAAAGTTACCTGAAAAATCTCAGCTATCTGATTCTTTTGATATTACTATGAAAAATAGCATGTCAAATTATTTTAATTTTTTTAAACAAATTTTAGAAAGTTGAAAATCATGGTAAAAAGAGTTGAAAAAGGATGGGGCTACGAACTTTGGATTCATAATGATGAAAAGTATTGTGGCAAATTACTTTTTTTTAAAGCAGGAAAAAAGTGCAGTTTACATTATCATAAATTGAAACATGAAACTTTTTATGTTCAATCAGGAAAACTTAATTGCACATTTATTGAAGATACAATTTCATATCACGAAACATTAGGACCAGGAGATATAAAAGAAATACATCCTGGGTTAATCCATCAAATGGAGGCTGTTGAAGATACTGTAATGTTTGAATTTTCAACGCAACATTTTGATGAAGACAGTTATAGGTTAAAAAAAGGTGATTAAATGGGTCTTGGTGGTTATTTGACTTGGACTGCAGTTGCAAGAGAAATTTGTAAAGCAGCTGGTGTCAATAAAGTTTTTCCCTTTGAACAACATGGGTCGTTAATAAGGACTATAAAAACCTCTATATTTGACAACAATCCTTATATTCAGCAAGACTTTGAAGCAACTTTTTCTGCATTTCCAATGCAGTTAAATCATCCTGCATCAAATTATTGTAAGCAAGACACACCTCAAAAAGCAATTCATAGATATGATAAACATATCATAGAACAAATATGCGAATTTTATGGGATAAAAAATCCTGAATTAAAATGCGAAATTTATTTGAAAGATGAAGAAAAAAAATTTGCAGATGATGTTTTAAAATCTTTTGGAATAAAAAATAATTTTATTGTAATTGAACCTCAATCTAATGATGAGTATACCGTTAATAAACTATATTCACTACAAAAATGGCAAACGGTAGTTGATGAGTTAGTTAAGTCAGGAGAAACAGTAATTCAAATTGGTAAAGCAACTAAAGATTTTGTTCTGACAAATACAATAAATTTGACAGGAAAAACAAACTTTAGAGAAGCTGCTTCAATTATTTCTAGATCAAAATTATTCGTTTCTTCTGAAGGAGGTTTAATGCACGCTTCCAATGCAGTTGGAATTAAAAGCGTAATCCTTTTTACGGGATTCATTCATCCAAAGATGACTGGATATCCAGAAAATAAAAACATATGGATTGGTCAAGATCACGGTCCGTGCGGAATGAAGACTGTTTGTGAAAAATGTAGCAAAAATGTTAAAGATCATGATCCATTAGAAATTGTTGATGCAGCTAAGGACTTGCTAAAATGAAAGTTATTGTTACAGGGGGATTAGGGTTCATAGGTTCTAACATAATAAAAGAACTTAACAAAAGAGGCGTTTTTGACGTTTACATATTTGATACAACGTCTGAGACAAATTCAAATTTAAATGGAACCAAGTTTTCAGATATCATAACTGATGTTAATAAACTATCTTCTATAAATGACGTTGATGTGGTATTTCATCAAGGAGCAATTACTGACACAACGGTTTCAGATGAATCATTAATGATGAAAGTCAATTATGATTTAAGCTTATCGTTATATGAGTTAAGTCAACGAAATTGCTCAAGACTAATATACGCATCATCTGCAGCAGTTTATGGGTTAGGGGAAAACGGGTTCATCGAAAATGCCTCATGCGAAAATCCATTAAATGTGTATGGTTTGTCAAAATTAAAATTTGATAATTTTATTAGAGGGTCACATAATTCAACCCAGGTGGTTGGATTAAGATACTTTAACGTTTTTGGGCCTGGTGAAGATCATAAAACTAAAATGGCATCTCCATTAAATCAATTTTATCACCAAGCAAAAAACACAAATGAAATTAAAGTTTTTGAAGGAAGCGAAAATTTTAAAAGAGATTTCATTTTTATAAATGATGTAATAAATGTCAATATGTTTTTTTATGACAATCCTGAAAAATCTGGAATTTTTAATTGTGGAACTGGTTTAACAGCATCTTTTCAAGATGCTGCAAGAATAACTTCCTACATACTAAATGTTCCTATAAAAACGATACCATTTCCAGAAATACTAAAAGGAAAATATCAAGCATATACTTGCGCAGATTTAACTTCTCTTAGAAATGTTGGATATCAAAAAGAGTTTACTTCATTCAAAAATGCAGCAGTAAATTATTTGAAAGCTTTGTCACAATGAACGTTTTCTTTACTAACGGATATCACAATGAATGTTGTCTTTACTAACGGATGTTTCGACATACTTCATATAGGTCATGTTACTTTATTACAAGAATGCAAAAAGCTTGCAGCAGGTGGGAAAGTCATAGTAGGATTAAACAGCGATCTAAGCATAAAAAGATTGAAAGGCGAAAGCAGACCTATAAATGATCAGCATTCAAGAAAGTTTTTATTGGAATCTTTAAAGTTTGTCGATGAAGTTATTATCTTTGAAGAAGACACACCTGAAATTTTAATATCCAAAATATTACCCGATATTTTAGTAAAAGGTGGTGACTATTCCGTCGACCAAATTATCGGAAAACAATATGCTAAAGACGTTGTAGTATTTCCGTATATAGATGGACTCTCAACCACAAGAACAATTGAAAAACTCACTAAGAGTACTAGTAATAGGTGATAGTTGCGAAGATCTTTACCATTATGGTTCTTGTGAAAGATTAAGTCCAGAAGCTCCTGTACCAATTTTAAAATTAAAAAAAACAGAATCTAAACCTGGGATGTGTCTCAACGTTGCAAAAAATCTAGAAGGTTTAGGATTGAATGTTGACGTTATTACGCAAAAACAACAAATAAAAAAGCATAGATATGTTGAAGAAAAAAGACTAGTCCATTTATTAAGAATGGATGAAGAACTAAATCAAATTGATGAAATAGACATTGAAGAAATAAAAAGCTTTTTAAATAAAAACATTTATGATGCTATTGTAATTTCTGATTACAATAAAGGATTTTTATCCTATTCTTCTTGTGTTAGTTTAATTGAAGTTATTGACAATAAAATTCCTGTTTTTGTTGATAGTAAAAAACAAGATCTTTCTTGTTATTCTAATTGTATTATAAAAATCAATAAGCAAGAGAAAGAAAACGTTAAATCTCTCCCCAATCATTACGAATTAATAGTGACTTTAGGAGAAAACGGAGCCATTTGGAAAAACAATCATTATCCTACAAACAAATCAAAGCTTTATGATGTTTGCGGAGCAGGTGACACGTTCTTAGCTGGATTGGTATTCAAATACCTTGAGTCTAATGATCTAGACCAAGCAATTTATTTTGCAAATAAATGTGCTAGTATTTCTGTAACTCATTTTGGAAATTTTATTTTGAGTAAATCTGATGTTACCTAAAGCAATAATATTCGATTTTGATGGAATCCTTTGCGATTCTCAATCATTACATAAAGAATGCTTAAAAGAATCATTAACATATCATGGATATGGTTGGAATCCAGATATGCAAAAAATCTATAACAAGCATTTTAATTTAAAAACCAAAATTAAATTGCAAATGTTAGCAGAACGTGGATTGATAACCACAAATGACATAAACAGAATTCAACTTAAAAAGCAAGATTTAACTCTTCAAAAAATAAAAAATCTAAAGTTAGCTCCTCATGTTTTTGAAGATATAACAAAGTTGCATGCTTTAACAAAACTTGGAATAGCATCAGATTGTAATAAAGAAACGATATTTGAATTTTTAAAAAAAAATTCTTTAAATCATTTATTCAGTTCAATCGTTACTTCAGAATCTTGTAAACAAAAACCCCATCCCGACGTTTACATAAATTGTTTAAATGAATTGAATGTATCTCCAAAAGAAGTTGTCGTTTTTGATGATTCTCTTATTGGTATAGATGCTGCTATTTCCGCTGGAATAAACAAAGCAATTATTTGTACATATAATTCGCTTCATAACTCGTTAGAAAACATTTTATCAAAATTTGATCAAAAAAATTAAAAATTTTTTGCTTTTAAAGGATATAATCTTGTCTTATGAAGATAGCTGGAATATGGCCTGGTCATGATTGTTCATTTTGTATTTTAGAAAATGGAATGCCTCTCATTCATGCGGAATATGAGAGATATAATCGTGAAAAATCTCCTCCTGGTGATGCAGTAAAATTTATGTTTGAAAGATCAAAGGGTGATGCAGAGCAAGTGTCACATTTTGCATCTGTTCATCCAATGAAAAAGACCAAGCAATATGAAGCTTCTTACAAACTAGTTGAAGAAACATGCAAAAAGAATGGTGGAAAGTTTCATTTCTTTTCTCACCATAAAGCCCACGCCGCAAATGCTTTTTATTCTAGCAATCTTGATGAAGCTATTGTTCTAACAATAGATGGCGGAGGTTCTGAGGATGAAAATGGAGGCGAAACGGCTTGTACTATTTGGTATGGTAAAGATTGCTCAATGAAAAACTTGAGAACGTTTAAACCATACGAAGTTAACATTGGAGGAGTTTGGACGAGAATTACAAGATACGTTTTTAAGCTCCAAAACGGATGGCCATTAGGAGGTGAAGAAGGAACTGTCATGGCTATGGCAGCATTTGGTGATGCTAAGAAATATCATCAAGATTTCTTAAAAATGTTAACAGTTGACATACTTCCTTCAAGCGTAAAACCGCATAATCAGCCGCCTGGAGCAACTTCAGACGCTGACCCGCAACATCCGTATCTTGAACCTTGGGCGGTTATAGCCAGAAAATCAGAACAAGACAAATTTGACCTTGCTGCAGGTCTTCAATTAGCAACTGAAGATTTACTTAAACAAATCATAAGACATGCTATTGATTCTAGCCTAGTAAAAACAAAAAATCTTTGTATCTCAGGTGGGGTATCATTAAATTCTGTTGCAATGGGCAAGATAAAATCTTGGTTCCCTGGCGAGATTGAAAACATTTATATTCCACCTGTTCCATATGATGGTGGTTTGGCAATTGGCGCAGCTCAAATTGTTTGGCATGAAGTATTAGGAAATCCAAGAATTAATTGGAATCAAAACTTCACACCATATCTTGGCGAAAATTGGAGCAAGGAACATTTTGATAATGTTGTAAAAAACTATCCAGTAGATGTTAACCCTTGTACGGTTGATCAATTAGTAGATTATCTAAATGATGGAAATATTGTTGCCGTCTTTAATGGTCAAAGTGAATCAGGCCGAAGAGCGTTAGGTAATAGAAGCATCCTTGCAGATCCTCGACGTCATGATATGAAAGATATCATTAATGAAAAGGTTAAGCATAGAAAGTGGTTCCGTCCTTTTGCTCCTTCAATTTTAGAAACAGATGCTCATGATTGGTTCGTCGATTATCAAGAGAGCCCTTACATGCAATTTGTACTAAATTTTAAAGAAGAAAAGAAGCCATTAGTTCCTGCAGTAGTTCACCAAGATGGTACTGCAAGATTGCAAACCGTTAGAAAAGAAGACAACGAATGGTACTACAACTTCTTATTAAAATGGAAAGAAAAATCAGGAGTTCCTATTATTCTTAATACCAGCTTTAATGATAGAGAACCAATTTGTGAAGATGCTTCACATTCAATTAGATGTTTCTTAGGCACGAGAATCGATTACTTGTTCTTTCCAGAGTATTCGATTGTTCTTAGTAGAAAGTCATGACATGGCTAAAATTTTAATAAACAGAAAAATTGTTTCTGGACCTTATGGAGGCGGAAACAATTTTTTAAAATCTCTTCATGATGCTTTATTAAAGCGTGGTCATACGATTGCATATGATATGTCTCATAATGACATTGATTTAATTGTAATGCATGATCCTCGCTACGATGAACTTGGAATTTCTATAAATGAAATTGCAGCTTATAAGAGCCGACATCCAAAAGTAAAAATTCTTCATAGAATTAATGAATGTGATGCAAGAAAAAACACTAATGATATTGATGAAATTTTGTTAATATCAAATCAATTTGCAACAGAAACTGTTTTTATTAGTTTTTGGTTGCGTGATTATTTCATCAATAAAGGATTTAAAAAGAATAGTCATGTGATTTATAATGGATGCGACGTTTCACACTTTTATCCTTTAGAAAATTTGCAAAATAAAGTAATCCAAACACCAATTAAAATTGTTACACATCATTGGAGTGACAACTGGATGAAAGGATTTGATGCTTACAAGTATCTTGATCAACTATGTCAAGAACATCCTAGTAAATATCAATTTACGTATATTGGACGTTACGCTAAAGAATACTCTCCAAAAGCTACAAAAATAATTCAACCTCTTCACGGCAAAGAACTTGGTAATGAGTTAAGAAAGCATGACGTTTATGTTACGGCTTCTCGTTGGGAACCTTGCGGAATGCACCATATAGAAGGTGCAGCATCAGGTATGCCAGTGATATATCATAGAGATGGTGGAGGTATTGTGGAAGGATGCATAAACCATGGAATTTCTTTTTCTAACGTAGAAGAATTACCGGAAAAGATAGAACAAACATTTCAAGATTATAACAATTTAATTTCAAAAATTGATTACAACTTTTTATCTTTTGAAAGATGCCTTAAAAGCTATCTTGAATTGATAGATTCAATGATTTGAGGTTTAAAAATTTAAAAATGAAAAGAATGACTATCGGTTATTTAACTTATGTAACTCAAAAAAATAAAGACAATAGACTGTTGGATTTTTATAACAGTTTAGAATCATTAAAAACTTTTAAAAGTGATCAAATCGAATTTATTTCAATTGATAATTCTTCAATTGATGAAGTCAAAAATAAGTTAAAATCTTCAGATAGATTTTCTGAATTTTTTCATTATAAAAGAAATCATTTTGACGTTGCATTGTTTTATACAACAGCTTGGTATGCAAGAGATAACAACATCGATTATATGTGCTTTTTGTATGATGATTTTATAGCATATGATGATGCGTTCGATGAAGTAATTTCTTTTATGGATCAAAATCAAGATGTATCATGTGTAAGAATACCTGCTTATGATTTTGATCAAAACCATTTATATGATGCTGATAAAACTCCAAAATCGATAAATCCAGATTCAATTAGACATTATAATTGTGTAACAAACGAAAAATTAAAATGGGAAGGTCCGTTTGAAGTAGGAAATCGTATTTTTTACAAAAATAACTGGCATTATACTTCAAGACCGATCGTATGGAGAACAAGCTTTTTTAATAAAATTGTTGAATTACAAGGAAATACTAGCAAAGTTTTACAAGGGTTTGAAGCTTGGGCAGCGCCTGCTTTTGAAAAAGAAAAAATAAAAACAGGCGTTTTAGATAAAGGAATGATGAAAACCACTCCTGTTAATCATTCAGCAAGAGGGTTAGAAATTCAATCTCATGCAGAACACAACATAGAAATTTCAGTAAATGATATTAGAGATGATTATACAAATATTCTTAAATCAAAGGATCAATTTCAATGAAAGTTTATGATTGTTTTTTGTTTTTTAATGAATTAGATTTATTGGAAATACGCCTTAATGAATTAAACGACGTTGTAGATAAATTTGTATTGGTAGAGTCTTCGACTACTCACTCAAGTAAAGAAAAACCTTTTTATTTTGAAGAATCAAAAACAAGATTTGATAAATTTTTACACAAAATAATTCATGTCAAAGTAAATGATACGCCTAACATTCCACCCAGACCTGGAAGAATGGGTACTTTCCATAACAGACATGATATAGAGTGGTTTCAAAGAAATTGTGTTGAAAGAGGATTAAAAGAATGCAAAGACGAAGATATGATCTTATTATCTGACGTCGATGAAATTCCAAATACTTCATCAATAGAAGAAGCTAAAAAGAAATTGATTGATGATAATAAACGTATAGTTGTCTTTAAACAATCATTGTTCTATTATTATCTTAATGGATTGTGTGTATCTGGAAACACACCAGAACCTTGGTTAGGTACGACAGCATGTTTGTTTAATTTTTTCCCGGGTGCGCAAAAGATGAGAGATGCTAGAGGGAATAATAGCAACGTTATTCATAATTCAGGTTGGCATTTTTCATATATCGGAGGTGCTGATTCAATAGCATTAAAGATTGAAAGTTTTTCTCATGCTGAATTTGATAATGAAAAAATAAAAGATAGAGAAAGAATCAACAAGGTGATAGAATCAGGCATAGATTTGTTTGGACGACATGACAAGCCTAGACAAATTTATGTTCAATTAGATGAATCTTTTCCAAAGTATGTTTTTAATAATAGAGAAAAATTTTCTCATTTAATAAAGTAAAAGGGAAACATAAAAATGAGAATTGTTAGCTTAGTTTTTTCTTACGATTTTGATAGAATGAAATCAAGCGGCCGCGTTTGGAGTCATACAGGGTATAGAAGTAAAGACTATATACAATCTTACTCCGCTGCTTCTATTGCAACGTTTTTGCATCACAATCCTGAAAAGGAATACATCATCAACACTGATGATGTTGAAGGATTACTCTCTTATATAGAGAAGTATGATGTTTCTACAAAAAATTTAAAACTTGTTGATTGGTCGGATAAACTTGACGAGTGGAAGCAACATGAATATTGTTTTTTCCCCGCAATGATGCATTCCCTAGAACACGCAAAAGAATGTCAAAAAAATGGAGAAGATTTTTTAAAATTAGATAACGATTTAACTTGTAAAAAGAACATTGACGGACTAGTCCAAGACTTAAATGGAGCTATTCTTTGGAAAAAAGAAAGAAACGTATCTGAGGGAAGGTATTATTGGAGTGAAAGATACGTTTGCGAAAAAACGATTGGAACAGATAACTTTTTTGGTTACAACATAGGTGTTTTAGGGTTTTCAAAAAATTATCTTAATTGCGTCAAGGAATCATTTGACGTAGGCTTGCAAATGTCAAAAGTCGACGTATCTAACGTAATACACTTTCCTGAAAATCCTGACTATAAATCAAAAATTTTTGCCTGTTGCGAACAAACGGGATACAGCTGGATATTACACAAGTTAAAAGTTCCAGTTATAACTTCTGAAGAATATTTTGATCATCATTGTTATGCAAAAACAAAACAAGGATGCATTGATGCAGCAGAATTTTTGAAGAAAGTCAAGTGATAAAAACATATGTCAAATCTATTAGAAGATATTAGCGTTATAACATATACAAACTCAAAATGTCATGATGTTTTAAACATCCATTTAAAACAACTTGATAAGTTTGCATCTCAAATTAAAAGTTATGTTTTAACAAATGAATATCCAAAATTTGACGTAGGGAATCATCAAATTATTCTGTATAATGATTCAGACCCTTATTATGTCCAATGGACTAAATCTCTAGATTCCGTAAAAGAAAACTATCTAATTTATCAACAAGAAGATTTTTTTCTTGATAATCAGGTAAACTATAACGAAGTTAAGAGATGCAAAAACTTTTTAGAATCTTCAGATTATAGTTTTGTTAGATTATTAAAGGTAATGTTAGAAGGCGCAATTCACAGACCCGAACTAAAAATGAAATCATTTGATGATATTAAGTTAGATGACAACATCTATGACGCACATGTGTTAGATCCAGATTCATTTGCATTTATGATGCAATCTACATTGTGGAAAAAGAAAGACTTCATTAAACTATATGAACATGTGAAATCTCAAATGTGGTTAGAATCTCGTGAGTGGGATAAAGGGATGAGAGAAATAAAAACAAAAGGTTCTTATTATTACGGAGGTTCTCTCAAGACTGGAAAATACCATTGGGAACCTGAAATTTGGCCTTACATTTGTACCGCTGTTGGAAAAGGTAAGTGGAACGTGTCTCATCACGGAAATAGATTAACCAACATGCTTAATGAGTATAAAATTGATATCGGCGTTCGTGGAACTAGGTAAAAATATATGACTTTAATATGTTCTTGGTGGCCTTCACATGATGCTTCTTATTGCATTATGAAAGATGGTAAGGTATTGATTCATGCAGAAATTGAACGATACAATCGGATGAAGGAAACCATGTCAAATACGTTAGAATATGTATTTGAAGATCATAATGACATAATTGAATCAATCGATTACTGGGTGACAGTTAGTCAACCATCAATTTCTCGTCATAGGTTTGGTTGTTACGGAAATCCACCTACTGAAAAGCATTGTCCAAAAGGAGTTTCAGATGATGCATTTAGAGAATGCATTAATAAAGTCGAATTATTAAGCGAAAAAAAAGGTAGAAAAGTTATCTTTGTCCCTCATCATACTAGTCACGCCGCTAATACTTTCTTTTCTAGCACATATGATGATGCAATAATTTTTACAATAGATGGTGGGGGACATGAACCATCAAATGATGATCCTCAACGTTGCGGATCATTTTTTGTATATGAAGGAAAAAACAATAAAATAACTCCTATTGAAGAAGCAAAGAAAGACCAACATAAACTCAACATAGGAATGTGTTGGGATCTTTGTGTGAAGAACGTTTTTGGTTTAAGTACAGGATACCCTAGAGGTTCTCAAGCAGGAACAGTAATGGCCATGGCTTCTTTTGCTAATTCAGAAAAAGCAAAAGAATATGCTTCAATGCTTATACCTTTGCTTGTAAATTTTGAAAAGCATAAAGAAACTTCAAGAAATAATATACTAAAACTAAAGCAAATTTCCAATCAATCAGAACAAGATTCATTTGATGTTGCAGGCGGATTACAAATGGCAACTGAACAAATTTTGTTTGAAACTATGGAGACTTATCTTGCAAAATCTAACTCTAGAAATCTGTGTCTATCTGGAGGAGTAGCACTTAATACTGTTGCAGTAGGTAAGATGTATGATAGATTTTCAAAGTACATTGATAACATCTATGTTACACCTACACCTTATGATGGAGGTTTGACTATTGGCGCATGCCAGTATGTTTGGCATCATATGTTAGACAACCCCAGAATAAAAGAAATTTTATCTCCTTATTTAGGGCAAACCTTTTCAAAAGATAGGGTTTTATCTGATATTGAGAAAGTTTCTAATAAAATTTCTTATAAGATTTGTGATGATGAAGAAGTTATTCATCATTTAGCAAATGAAAAAGTTATTGCAATATTTGGCGGAGGGTCAGAGTCTGGTAGAAGAGCTCTTGGTTGTAGAAGCATTTTAGCTGATCCACGAAATCATAACATCAAAAACGTAATTAATCAAAAAGTAAAACACAGAGCATGGTTTAGACCTTTTGCGCCTTCAATTCTAAGAGAACATGTAGCAGAATGGTTTGAAAAAGATATCAGCAGTCCTTACATGGACAAAATAATACAATTTAAACCAGGTTCAGAGTCAAGAGTACCAGGCGTCGTCCATGTTGACGGTTCAGGTAGATTACAAACTGTTACTCATGATCTAAATCCGTGGTATTACAATTTTATCAAAAAATGGTATGAATATTCAGGTGTTCCTATGGTTTTAAACACCAGCTTTAATGATAGAGAACCTATATGCGAAACTCCTGAGCATGCAATAAATTGTTTTTTGAATACTAACATTGATTACTTGTATTTCTACGATTATAATGTTATTGTTGAAAAAAAGGCTATATGAAGAAAGCTTTAGTTTGTGGTGCAGGCGGCTTTATTGGATCTCATCTAGTCAAGCGTTTAAAATCCGAAGGTTACTGGGTTAGAGGTGTTGATTTAAAACATCCTGAATTTAGTTCATCAGTAGCGGATGAATTTATCATAGCGGATTTACGAGATCAACACGTCGTAAAAAAAGTCTTACAGATAACAGATTCTTGGGATAAAGGATTTGACGAAATTTATCAGCTAGCTGCCGATATGGGAGGCGCTGGATATATTTTTACTGGTGAACATGATGCAGATGTCATGCATAATTCTGCAACAATAAACTTAAATGTTGCCCATACAGCATCAAAGTTTAAAACTCTTTCAAAGATTTTTTATTCATCGTCTGCATGCATGTACCCAGCATACAATCAGGAAGATCCAGAAAACCCAAAATGTAGCGAAGATTCCGCATACCCAGCCGCACCAGATAGTGAATATGGATGGGAAAAGTTATTTAGCGAAAGATTATATTTTTCTTTTGCTAGAAACTATGGTTTAAAAGTCAGAGTTGCAAGATTCCATAACATTTTTGGACCTGAAGGAACGTGGAAGGGTGGAAAAGAAAAAGCTCCTGCTGCCCTTTGTAGAAAAGTTGCAGAATCTAAAAATGGAGACTTTATTGAAGTTTGGGGACCAGGTAAGCAAACAAGATCTTTCTTGTATGTTGATGAATGTGTTGAAGGAATAAGACGTTTAATGGATTCAACGTTTGAAGGTCCTGTTAACATTGGTTCAGAGGAAATGATTTCAATTAATGAATTTGCAAAAATGATTATTGATGTTTCCTCAAAAGATTTAAAAATAAAAAACGTCGAAGGTCCTGCAGGCGTTATGGGCAGAAATTCTGATAATAGACTGATTGAGGAAAAGCTTGGATGGAAACCTTCCATGACTTTACGACAAGGAATTGAAAAGACTTATAGCTGGATTGAAGAACAAACAAGAAAGTAATTGCATGGAAACTATACCTTTATTCAAAGTGTTCATGTCAGATTCTGCACCTCTTGCAGCAGCTGAAACTTTAAAATCTGGTTATATTGGACAAGGTCCAAAAGTCGAAGAGTTTGAAAATTTACTAAAAAATCGTTTGCAAAAAGACTATGTCTTAACGATGAATGCTGCAACGTCGGCGGAACACATGGCGTTGCATTTGTTAAAATCTCCAGATAAAGACTTTAAATGGGAAGGTTTAAAAGAAGGCGATGAAGTTTTAACAACAGCCTTAACTTGTACAGCAACAAATTGGCCTATTCCTGCAAATAATTTAAAAATCAAATGGGTAGATATCGATCCAACTACTTTAAATTTAGATTTGAACGATTTAAGAAGAAAAATTACTCCTAAGACTAAAGTCATTATGGTCGTACATTGGGGAGGATATCCTAATGACTTAGATGAATTAAAAAAGATTCAACAGGAAACAAAAGAACTTTACGGATTTGAGCCAATGATAATTGAAGATTGTGCTCATGCTTTTGGATCTACGTATAAAAAGAACCCTATAGGTTCTCATGGTAATATTTGCACATTTAGCTTTCAAGCAATAAAGCACTTGACTACTGTAGACGGTGGACTTTTGGTTTGTCCTAATCAAAATCTTTATGATCGTGGCAAATTGATTCGTTGGTACGGAATTGATAGAGAGTCGAATAGAAAAGATTTTAGATGCGAAGCTGATATCAAGGAGTGGGGATTTAAATTCCACATGAATGATGTTAGTGCAACGATTGGAATTGAAAACCTAAAAAAGGTCGATGACATCATAAAAGTGCATAAAGATAATGCATCATATTATGATCAAACTTTAAAAGAAATTTCTGGAATAACTACATTAACTAGAGAACCGGGATTCGAATCTTCTTTCTGGATTTATAGCATGCTTGTGGAAAGAAAATCGGACTTCATGAAATATATGAGCGAAAAGAACGTAATGGTTTCTCAAGTTCATGCTAGAAATGACACTCATACGTGTGTGTCAGAGTTTAAAACGTTATTACCTACGCTAGATAAAGTAGAAAAGAAATTGATATCAATACCAGTCGGATGGTGGGTCACAAAAGAACAAAGAGAATATATCGTTGAATGCATCAAACAAGGATGGTAGTATGTCAACAATTTCTCTTAGAGAATTAAAGGAAAATGATTTAGAATTTCTAATAGAAATTAGAAATGAATGTCGTTTTTTCTTACATAATGCATCTGAATTTTCTTTAAAAAATTGTAAAGAATGGTTTCAAAAAACAAATCCTAAATTTTTTATCATTGAAAATGAAGGAAATCCAATAGGATATTTTAGAACTTCAGATTGGACAGATAACTCTTGCTGGGTTGGTGGAGATCTTCATAAAGATTTTCGAGGAAGAGGCTCAATGAAAACAGCTTATTATAAGCTGTTTGATTATTTGAAATCCATCAATATTAGCATCGTTTATTTGAGCGTTTTAAGCTTTAATGAAGTTGCATATAATCTTTATAAAAATTTAGGGTTTGAAACAACTTCAATTACTGATTTTTCCCAAATTGGAACAGATAAAAAAACCACTAGCATACAGATGATTAAAAAATTATGAAACTTGTTTGTAATGCAGCAGGCGGAATTGGTAACAGAATTAAAACTCTTTTAACTTGTTTGACGATTACCAAGCCAGAAGACATTCTATTGATGTGGCCTCCCACTACATCATATCAAAATGACGGTGGAGTATGGTGCGAATTCAACGATCTTTGGAAAAATCAATTTCAAATAATCGATAGAAAACCAGACTATGAACACCGTTATTACGGTAGAGATGCAAGACTAAAACATTACAATAATGGAAATTTTGTAAGTTTAGAAGAAGCTTATCTTAAACCTGGTATACGAAGTTCATTTCATTTTCTTGAAATGAAAGATCTAGTTCAAAGCTTAATACCAGTCGATTACGTTCAAGAAAAAATAGAAGAATATAAAAAACAAATACCGTTAAATTCTTGTACACTAAGTTTGAGAACTTACATGTCTTTTCCTCTTGAATATCATCAAAGAGGAAAAAGATTCAAAATAGAAAAAGTATTCGATTTAATCGAAAATGAGATAAAAAGTGACAAAATATTTTTGACAGCTGATCATGAAGAAACTGTCAATGAGATTAAAAATCGATATGGAGATAGAATCTTTCTCACTGAAAAAAGAACGGAATTTGGAGACTACACTTGCAAAGAAGGATTGCAAGATGCATTGATTGATTTGTATCTCGGTGGTATGACAAAAAAACTTTATATCACATCAAAATGCACATTCAGCGAAATGCAATGGTGGTTTGGAGGATGTACTGCAGAACCCGTAGAAATAAGTGTACATCATCCATCTTTAAGGGAAATATCTAGCGAAAAGCCACCAGTTAACGTTCAACCAAAAAAGAATTTGCCATTACCAGAAGTTACATTTAATTCATCAGGAATAACTGATGGTAACATAAACAAGGTTTAATATGAAAGTCGGATTAGTAATCACAAATCATAGTTCTGAAAAAATTCGACCGTATGGGCGAGACCTATTATTAAATGCTCTTGGTAGTTTCAAAAAAACTTGCAACTTTTCTTATGAAATTATTATAGTTGATAATCAATCTGATATCAATCTATCAAAGTTCCCAGAAAATCAAGTATTATCTCAAATACTAAATAATTGTCATTACATTTATGTTGAAGACCAATGGAAAAAAGGTCTTACAGGAGCTTGGAACATTGGAATAAAAAAGGCTCATGAATTAGGTTGTGATATAATCTTAAACTCTAATGATGACCTTATTTTTAACGAATCAATCAACACATTCATTAATAAAATAATTGAAAATCCAGACGCAGACATGTCTATGTTTGGACCATTAACTAACGGAGTTAATGGTTCATTTGAAAAGATTCAAATGTCGAATGGTCCTGATCATACTAAGTCAAAAGAAATTTTAGGCGAAGGATGGGAAGGATTTGTTAGCGGGTTTTTCTTTGGTTTTACAAAAAAGTTTTATGAAAAGTTCAGATATCCTGATGGAGATCTATTTGCGGAATTCGATAAGTTCGATAAAACTTACATTCACAAGTATGCTGGAGATTGTGGAAAGTGGGGTGGCCAAGAAATGGAAACATTACGCTTCAAAGAATCTGGTGGCAAAGTTTTTGTGATAGGCGAATGTTGGATATATCATCTTAAGAAAAGAGACTGGAGCAAAGCTAGAAAAATTGCTGGAGAGTATGGTTGGCATTTAACTGAAAAATTTTCATGACAAAAGTTAATAATACGATATTGATTACTGGCGCTGCTGGGTTAATAGGGTCTGAAGTTGCAAGATATTTCTTAAACCTTGGATATCTTGTCATTGGCGTTGACAACAACATGCGTCGCCAATTTTTTGGTCCAGGTGGAGATACATCTGCTGTAGCAAAAGAACTATCAAAATCAAATTCTTACATTCATCAAAATTGTGATATAAGAGATTCTGCAAAAATATTAGAAATTTTTAAAGATCATAAGCCTTCTTTCATCGTTCATACAGCCGCGCAACCATCACATGATCTTGCTGCAAAAATTCCTCACGAAGATTTTCACACAAATGCAACAGGCACATTAAACATACTTGAAGCAGCCAGACAAGTCTGTCCAGAGTCTCCTTTTATTCATGTAAGCACTAATAAAGTCTATGGTGATACTCCTAATCGACTTAATTTAGTCGAAAATGAAATGAGATATGATTATGCAGATAGTTTTTATGCAAATGGCATAGATGAATCTATGTCAATCGATCAAACAACACATTCTTTATTTGGTGTTTCAAAGACAGCAGGGGATCTTCTTGCGCAAGAATATGCAAGATATTTTAATATGCCTATCGGCATATTTCGTGGTGGATGTTTGACAGGACCGCAACACGCTGGTGTTGAGCTTCATGGATTTTTATCCTACATCGTAAAATGCGCCGTTCAAGGTCGGCCATATACAATTAACGGGTATAAAGGAAAACAAGTCAGAGATCAAATTCATTCATATGATGTATGTACGGCATTTCATGAATTTATAAAAAGCCCCAAATCTGGTGAAGTGTATAATATCGGTGGATGTAGACAAAACAGCAACTCCATACTTGAAGTTATTAAATCATTAGATGACATGGGATATACATTAAATTATTCATTGTCTGAAAAAGCTAGAGTAGGCGATCATATTTGTTATATTTCAAACATGGATAAATTCAAATCTCATTTTCCAAACTGGGAAATAACAAAAGATTTAAAAACAATTTTGAAAGAAATTGTAGAATCATCAAGATGAAAAAAGTTACATTCGGAATCGTTAATTGCAATCGCTTGTTTTATTTGCAAAGTTGTCTTGAGTCTTTAATCGATACAACTCAAGATTACGAAAATAAAGAATTAATCGTTATTGATAATGCTTCCGTCGAGCAAGGAACAGAAGAATATCTCGTCGATCTTGAGAATCGAGGAATTACAGTCATTAGAAAAAATGAAAGAAATCCTGCTAATGAATTTGCAATAGGATTAAACACAATTATTTCTAAGGCAACCGGCGATTACGTGTGCATGTTGCAAGGTGACATGCAGTTCATTCTACCAGGTTGGCTAAACGATGTTATTAGTTTTTACGATAAAAATCTTGATGTAGTCGGAAGCTTCATGTTAGACGCACAACGGGCAATTACACACCAATCTCACCAAATTCATAAATTTCCAGAAGATAGAGTTCCGGCTTTTGCTAAAAATTCTTTCTTTGCAGATGTTACAAGAGATCCAATATCTCCTGCTGCAGATGCGCTATACAGCAAAAAAGTCATAGAACAGATCATGCCGTGGCATGAAAAAAATCTTAACCATGAAGGTGGAATGGATTCAGAAAATGAGATGCGTTATAAAGTTAATAAGATGATTCTGGAAAATAAAATTCCAAGATACATCACGGCTTTGAGTGCTGTTCCACAGTCGATTGCAATCTACACTGATCCAAGAGGAACTCAAGGAAGAGTTCGTGGCAATAAACGTTATGGATCTTACTGGAAAGCTAAAGATACCGCAGGGTGGAAATATTATGACTATGTCAACGAATTTGAATTTGATTTATCAAAACCCAATTCAATAGAAATCGTTGCAAAACCTATTGGTTTTGAAAAATTTGTAGATTCTAACGGTAACTGGTTAAAAAACCCAATAAGACCTGAATCTGCAAAACCAGAAGATTGGGTCGAACTTTAACCCCCTTTATAAAGAGATTATGAAGAAATCAATTGCAGTAATAGGACAAGGTTTTGTAGGCGGTTCACTTACTACTGTCTTTTCAGAAAGAGGATTTGACGTTTACGCTTACGACAAGGCTGGAAAGTACGCAAAAGGATCTTTACCAAGTCATGGAGATCCAGCGGCTGGTTATCCAGGATCCATTGCAGAATTAATTGGAGATAATGAAAATGGAGGAACACCAGGATTTTCAAATGTTTATTTCGTGTGCCTTCCGACACCTATGTATGATGATGGATCAGCTGACCTCAGCATTGTCGAAGGAGCCTTGAAAGAACTTTCAGCAGTTCCTGGTGAAAGAATTGCAGTTGTTAAGTCGACAATTCCTCCTGGTTCAACAGAGCATTGGAACAAGAAGTTTTCAGAAACAGGCCTTCGAGTAGTCTTTAATCCTGAATTTTTGACTGAAGCTAACGCAGTCGATGATATGCGAAATCAGAATCGTATTATCCTCGGTGGACCTCGTCCATGGATTAATAAAGTCAAACAAGTCTTTGAGGCAGCTTTCCCAAGCGTCCCAATCATCAAAACGTCAAGCACAACCGCAGAGATGGTAAAATATGTCACCAACATCCATCTTGCCGTCAAGGTTGCTCTTGCAAATGAGTTCTACCAAATCTGTCAGGCACTAGATTCAGCAGGTGCAAATATAGATTATGACAAGGTGATTGAATACGCAACCTTAGACAAACGTCTAGGCAATTCTCATTGGAAGGTACCAGGTCCTATGCCAGCAGACGATACTGGTGAACCAGCATTTGGTTTCGGTGGAAGTTGTTTTTGTAAGGACATTAATGCTCTTATTTCAATTGCAAAAACATTTGGAATTGATCCCAAGGTTATGAATGGAGCATGGCACAAGAACATGGAAGTTCGTCCTCAGCGAGATTGGGAGAAGTTAGTAGGAAGAGCAATCTCAAAAAAACCAAAGGATTGAACTAACAAATAAGAGGGTGTTACTATCTTTAAATGCAAGAAGTAACACCCTCTTATGAGGTACTACCGACAGGTAAACCGCACGTTTCATTTTCAGAAGTAAAGCTCTGGAAAGAATGTTCTTACCGTCACAACTTAATTCACGTCAAAAAGATTGATCTTTCAAAGCCATCTCCTGTACTAGATTTTGGTACTGCTGTCCACGCTTCATGCGAGCACTACCTTCTGACGAGAGAGATGAAGCCTGAGATTGCTTTTGAACACATGGAAAAAGCATGGGCAAAGCACGAAGGCAATCCAGACTTTAGCCCAGCCTCATTAGAAAAATCTAAGAAAGAAGCCGAAGCAATCCTTTTTGAAGTTCCAAAGTTTTTAGATGACACATTCCCAGAATGGGAAGTTGTTGATGCAGAGCATCAACTCTATGAAGCCGTAGAAAATCATCCTCACGCTTTTAAGGGATTTATAGACGGCGTCATTAAAGCAAAAGGTAAAAGAGGAGAAACAGTCTATTGGATTCTTGACTGGAAAACTACCGCTAGAGGGTGGTTCCGGGAAAAGAGATCTGATGATATGGTCAAGGCTCAGTTGGCTCTTTATAAGAACTATTGGTGCCAAAAGAATCCTAATGTTTCGATGAAAGACGTCCGTTGTGGATTCGTTCTTCTAAAGAAATCAGCCAAACCAGGAGATCACTGCGAACTATTCTCTGTTTCATTAGGCGAAGTTCCCATTAAACGATCTCTCAAGGTCGTTAGTAATATGTTGACATCAGTGAAACGTGGGATGGCACTAAAAAACCGTGATGCATGTACATGGTGCGAATTTAAAGGCACTGAACATTGCACTTAATCAATGATTGATTAGTTTTAATTTTTTTTAAATAAAGTGTTTTTTATTACAATTTCTTAAAAGTAGGTAATATAACGTTGTGGCGGACAATAAAAAAACAATACTACTATTATCTGATCATCCTCTAAGTTCTAGCGGCGTTGGAACGCAAGCTAGATGGCTTATAAACGGTTTAATTAACACCGGAAAATGGAAGTTTAAATGTTTCGGTGGTGCAGTTAAACATGATGATTACAGAACCGTCGTGGTTAATGAAGATTTTATCATCAAACCTACTAATGGGTTTGGAGATAGAAACATGCTGCGACAAGTTCTGGTGTCTGAAAAACCAGACGTTCTTTTATTATTCACGGATCCAAGATTCTTTATTTGGGTTTGGGAAATGGAAGACGAAATTCATCAAGTTTGTCCGATAGCCTATAATCACCTTTGGGATAATCATCCTTGGCCAGAGTTTAACAGAGTTCTTTATGAATCAACTGATTTAGTTAACTGTATTAATTGGCCAACGTATACGATGGTTAAGGAAAGATTCCCCGAAAAAACGAATTATATTCCTCATGCAATTCCTCAGGAAGTTTACTATCCTTTACCAGAAGAACAACAAAAGAAGCATAAAGTTGCGTTATTAGGTTCACAAAGAGCAGATCATTTTACGGCTTTGTTTGTATCTAGAAATGCTCGCCGCAAGATGCCAAGTGATATTTTGATTTCTTGGAAGCAGTTTATTGAAGAGCTAAAAGCAAAACATAATCATACAAAAGCAACGTTGATTATGCATACCGAGCCGCTTGATCCAGAAGGACCGAATCTTCATCATGTTGTTGACATGTTAGGAATTAAAGAACATGTTTTCTTTTCAAAAAATAGAATAGAATTTCAAGACATGAATAAACTTTACAATGCAGTTGATACAGTAGTCAACCGCAGTTGTAATGAAGGGTTTGGATTGTCAACGCTGGAAGGTATGATGTGTGGTAAACCCATCATTGCAATAAAAACAGGCGGATTAACTAGACAAGTCGAAGATCTTGAAACAGGGGAACAATTTGGAATAGGATTAGATCCTGATGCAAGTTCTCTTGTAGGAAATCAAATGGTCCCTTACATTTATGAGGATTATATAACACATGAAAATTTAGCTAATGCATTTATGCAAATGTATGACTGGGGACCTGAAAAGAGAAAGCAGGTTGGTAACAGAGCTTTAGAACATGCTAAGAAAGATTATAACGTTGAAAATCTGATAAAAGATTGGGATAATACACTAACCAACTTGGTCGATACTTGGCATTCAAATTATCGTTCTTGGGAAGTAAGAAAGATCTGAGAGAAAGAAGCCGAAATGAAAACAGTCATTTTTAGAGGACCTGCGTTAACACAATCTGGATATGGTGTTCATAGTCGTCAAGTTGCAAGATGGCTTCTTTCAAGACAAGATATAAACGTTAAATTTGTTTTAACTCCATGGGGTGATACTCCTTGGATTCTAGATAAATCTAGAGAGAACGGTCTAGTCGGTAGAATAATGGAAAAAACGGCCGGACCTGACGCTCATGGTGATGTCTCTATTCAATTACAACTACCGAATGAATGGGATTCGCAACTGTGTCAAACCAATATAGGAATTACAGCTGCTGTTGAAACAGATTCAGCAAACCCAGAATGGGTTGCTGCGTCAAATAAAATGACGTGTATCGTATTACCATCGCATCATTCTTTAAAAAGTCTAGAAAATGCTGGTAAATTAACTGTCCCAGCACATGTCGTACCAGAATCTTATCCTGATGAAATTGTTAAAAGTTCAAAAACGATAGATTTATCTAACGTTGAAACTTCATTTAATTTTCTGTTATTTGGACAAATGACAGGTAATAATCCATTTAATGATCGAAAAAACTTGTTGTTTAGCGTTAAATGGTTATGCGAAGCTTTTGAAAAAGATGATGATGTTGGAATTATCATAAAAACGAACGCCGGAAGAAACACTGGAATTGATAGGAATATCGTTTTACGCAACTTGGAAGCTCTAGCAAAAGAAGTAAGAAAAGGTATAAATCCTAAAATTTATTTGCTTCATGGAGACATGAATGATGATGATGTTTCTTCTCTATACAAAAATCCAAAAATAAAAGCTTTAGTTTCTTTAACTCGTGGTGAAGGATATGGTCTTCCTTTACTTGAAGCTGCTGCGTCAGGATTGCCCGTCATTGCGACTAATTGGTCAGGTCATCTTGATTTTATGAAACATGTCAAATTTATTGGAATTGATCATGTATTGACGCAAATACATCCAAGTAGAGTTGATGAAAAGATTTTCATGAAAAACTCTAAATGGGCTGAGCCAATTGAAGCTGACTTTAAAAGAAAAATTACAAAGTTTAGATCAAGTTGCAATGTGCCTAAAGAATGGGCTATTGAAGGTTCTAAGAATATAATCGAGAATTATAGTCATGATGCTGTATCAAGATTATATGAAGAAAAATTATCTCAATATTTGACATGAAAACATCAATATGTTTTACGCAATATTAATCTTGACCAATATAATGACACTTATGGGTTTAATTGTATCCCTACGTAAGTCCTTGTCATTGGTTGAAAAACTTGATGAAGTAACTTCTCAAGTCGAAGAATCTTTAGATATGCTTAACGAAGCTTATTCAAGTATTTCAAGACATTTAGAATCTCCAGTTTTATTTGACGACCCCGTTGTCGTGGCGATGATAAATGATGCAAAATATGCAAAAGAATCAATGTTACTTGTTGCAAATAAATTGATAGAACCTTTTTCAGACGAGGCAGGTTCAAATGAGGAAGGTAAAAAGTGATAGATAAAAAAATAAAAAAAACAAGACGCCGTCGTCAAAAGGGTGATGATTCAACTTCTACGACAACACCGAATCCAAGATTTTATTTTACTTCAGAAACGCAAGAAGCAATTTGCGAATTTCAACAATCAGTTGACAGAAGAGTAAGAGAAAAACTTTATGTTGAAAAGATAATGCCAGCTTTTGAAAAGTTGGTAGAAAATCTTATTAACATTCATAAGTTCAGTGGTCTTCACGATACATACGAAGATTTAAAAAATGACTGTGTTAATTTCCTCTTTGAAACCATCCACAAATTCAATCCCAGCATGGGAACCAACGCGTTTTCTTACTTCAACGTTGTTGCTAAGAATTGGCTAATCATAAAAACGAAACAAAAGGCGCAAAGAGGTAGAAGAGATATCAGCATTGATGATCCTAAGGGGCTCAGCGTGAATGAAATTCAAATTATAGAAGAACGTAGCGCTGTTCCATCACAAGATCACTTTTTAGAAAACAACGAAAACATAGCAAATGTTTTGAAGCTCATGTATGAGATACGTTCAAGAGTTAAAGTTGAAAATGAATTATTATGTATCAATTCAGTGATTACAATTTTTGAAAACATCAATGATATTGACATTCTTAATAAGAGCGCAATTTTACTCTATATAAGAGAGTTATCTGGATTAAGTCCAAAACAACTCACGACTTCAATGCAAGCCGTAAAAAAACATTATAATAAATTGAAGGTGGAACAAAAGTTTGATATGTTCGAATAATTCTTGTGTCAATAGATGATGAGGAAATAATATGTCAGACGTACCCGAAGATCGTAGCGATCCAATTGAAATAGTAGAAATTTCAGATAGAAGTATAAAGGATAGAATTAAAGATTTCAGCGGGTTGTTAAATCAGATAGAATCCGTCAATGATAAAAGAAAACAACTCTGGAAAGAAATTTACGAAAACGCTATCACGGACAGACAAAATGCTTATATCATGTTCACAAAATTGGTCATGATAGTTCAAGATAAAAGCACGGAACATGCAGTGCATGGAAAAACTATTTCTTCATACATCGAAAAAATGAGTAAAGCTAACGATCAATTAATTAAGCTAGCAGAACTTGTAGCAAAAGCCGAAGCAGCATCCGAAGTAATAGATCCAGATGATATGTTTGATAAAATAAGGAATTAATTGATGATTGACATAAAACATATAGCTGAAGGTGTACATCATTCAGTAGGTGTCTTACAAGCGGCTATCGGCAATAATCGACCTAATTTGCCGCCCATTTTTCAACAATGGATTGTTTTAGAAACGATAGCTGATCCATACTCTTTTTCTCAAAAAAATCTTGAAGATTTTGAATCAAAATATTCGTTAGTTAGAAATAGAGAATTAGCTATTAATGGTCGAATTTTGCCTAGAAATACGATCATCGCTCATCCTCCCAAGAATCAATACAATCCAATTCAAAATCCGATGTTTTTATATCCGCTATTACCTTCGTCAATAGCGTTGCCATGTCGACCTGGTGAACATGTTTGGGTTGTTTTTGAAATAATACAACCTGAAAATCAAGCTAGAGATACGTTGTCAGAAAGAGCATATTGGTTGTGTTCAGTAGTTCAAGAAGGGCATGTTGAAGACGTTAATCATAGTCATCGTGCAAGATCAGACGATGCTGAGTTTTTAAAATCTAACAGTTATATAAACAACGGTCAATTGCAACCAGGGGGAGCGTCAGCAGCTCAAAAAGCTAAAGGATTTAAAGTAAGATATCATTTTAAGAATGGAAAGTATCTTAATCCTGATGCGCTAGATTATACCTACGCAGATTTGATTCCTGGAAACGTTCCTCTTAATGGAAATGAATATGAAGACGTGCTTAGAAATTCAGAAGGATCAAAATCTTCTGTATATGAAGCTGTTCCACGTTTTAAAAAAAGGCCTGGAGATATTGCTTTAGAAGGAAGCAATAATACGCTTATCGTTTTAGGAAGAGATAGAACAGGACCAGTATCGGGATCTGATATTAATAAAAAAAAAGCTGGATCAATTGATCTTGTAGCTGGCAGAGGACAAACTCCTAAAACGGGGGGTAATGTAGTTACAAATGATCTTGGAAATGAAGAATTAGCTAAAGATGGATCTTCTTTGGTTTTAAATGAAGGAGATCCTGATTTTAAAAATGATAAAAGCAGAATCTACATTTCACAAAAAACGAAAGTAGATGAAAATTTTGGATTAAAAACTAACAATAGTACATTAAAGAAAAATCCAATTAATGATTCTGCAGACGGAGACCCAGGGATTGTTATTAAGTCAGACAAAGTAAGGATCATAGCAAGATCTGACTTGCAAATTATAGTAACAAATAACGTTTCAGAAGGTGAAGATGATCCTAAAAAATTTGCATCAATTACCGTAAAATCTAATGGAGACATTGTGTTTAAGCCATCAGATATGGGATATATCAAATTAGGTGGAGATGATGCGGATAGAGGAATTGTGTGTTCAGCATTTCCTGTTAATACAACAAATGGTGGAATAGAAGGTGGACAACTTCTAACCTCCGCAGGAGGACTTTTTGCTGGATCAACTTTTGCAACACCAGACTGTAATCAGCCTATACCTTTACCAGGTCCAACGGCGGGTACTTTTGCAAATAAGGTTCTCATTAAATGAGGAGATGAGTAATCTATGAGTGTAATGGTAGACGTTGGAATTTTAAAAGCTGATAAGAAGCTTACTGAAAAAGCAAAAAAAAAATTTATAGATGAAGTTAAAGACATAATAAAGTTTGGAACTGAAGGCATTCCTCCTGAAAGAAAGCCTCCATTTTCTGCCGGAGCCCCAATGCCGCCGGCCGGCGAGGATGCAGCAAAAGCACTAAATGATTTAGAAAATGAAAATAAATTTCCTGATTTTCATAAAAACACGTTAGGCTTATATGAAAAAATTGCAAATGCATTAGATACACCAGGAAATTTTAGTTTATTACCTGCAATTGCCGATCCAATAGCTTTAGCTGGAAAGTTGGGTGCAAACATAGAACCTCCGGACTTCCCAGCGGGTTTTATTCCATATTTTACCGGTAATTTAGTTCCTCTTTTGTCAGCTGATTTAGTAAAAGCTGGTAAAGCAGAATTCACGATACCAGCAAAATTAGCTGCAAAATTACCAGCATTAGTAGGAGTTCCTCTTCCTCCTAAGTTTGAAATTCCTCCATCATTACCAATACCTTCTACGGTAACAATCGCTCCCAGTCCATCTGCAGAAATTTCTCCGTGTCTAGCGAAAGTTCCTCCTGTGATACCTCAAAATGCGCTTTCAACTTTATTTGCAACAAATGCAGCAGTTGCTGAAGGCGTTCCTAAATTGGTAGCGCAAGTTATAACAAAGATACCAAACATCGTTACAAAGTTGCCAAATATAAATGATGCTCTAGGAGAAATATGCGGAATTGTTAGAGACTCCGGGATGTTTGGTGATATAAAACCGACATCTGTCACACAGATGGCTTCTTCTATCGTTTTAGCTAGAAAAACAACTGAGTGTATAATGTTAAATGCATTAGCTAATACTATAGGTACGGCACCGGGCAGCGTAACGTCAGGCATTACAAAAAAATCTAGTGGACCTGATGCATATGATCAAAAGGCTCCGCCTAAACCTGATGTTGCTCCTCCTCCGAAGGCGCTTCCAAAAACAGAACAAGACATTATAAACTATTATCCAGCGAAATAGGAGAATGATTTATGAGTTTATTATTAGAAGGTCTTTCAGACCAACCCATGATTAGAAGTAAGCAAATTCTTTCTCTTGTTGCTCAAGGTAAAGCAGATATGCCATCTGCAATTATAGAAACAAACGCAGGCAAAGATCTTAAAGCAAGATTAAAAGTTTCAGCTAAAGTAATGACTATTGACGGCGTCAGAGTTAGTGTGAATCAGACGGATTTGCAACATATAGCTGACTATTATAACGGATATGTCTTAACCAGTAAGATAGCGGGAGAGATTAACAAACAAGCTGATGTGAGAATTAATCCTCAAAATCAACCTTGGTATAATGATACGCCTAATTCGATGGGTCGTCTATATAGGGTTTTTGATTATGATAAAATTGTTACAGAAGCTATAGGAAATAAAAGCGGAAAACTGTACACAAACGAAGGGAAAGATTGGGTTTTAGATCCAAGACTTTTTCAATATGGAAAAAATGATAAAACAGGGCTTGATTGGAAAGATACAGCTATAAATCATGGATGGTATCAAAATGATGGAAGTCAAGGAGGTGGAAATCCAATTCAAAATTTAGGTGCAGCACATGATATTAGACACACGGATTATTCACAATTAGCTAGAATAGTTTTTAACGAAGTAGAAATAAGCACAGATGGAGGACAACATTATTCAAAAACAACATTTTCTAATGTCTTGATGGATCCAAAACTATACAAGTTAGTTTCCTACACCAGATTAAAAGAAGATAGACATCCAGGAGTTGAAAGAATATTGACTTCTAATTCGTTAATTTCATAGTTGACAAAAAATAATCGTCATTTTGGTCGTCATCATGCACCCTGACGATATTTAACGTTGTCATCTATGGGTACGTATAGCTTTAAGAGTTCAGGAAAAAGTGCGGAACAGCTCAATATTGAGTTGCCAAAACGTACCATTTTGCCAATCGGAATACGAACTCCATTAAGATTAGACGATAAAAATTTGTTTGCGATGCATTATAACGTTGCAGATCAAATACATGACAACCTACGTAATCTTTTATTAACTAACTGGGGTGAAAGAATCGGTTTTTACGATTTTGGAGCCAATCTACAAGAATTAACTACAGAACTTTCTAACATCGATGCATTTGACGAAGAAGCTATAAATCGAATAAAAAATTCTGTTTCAAAATGGATGCCATTTGTTAGTTTAAACAATTTCGTTTCAGAAGTTGACAATGAACGTAATAAAAATGCAGGTATAATAAAAATTGCAATAACCTACAGTGTACCTGAATTAGGCGTTGAAAACAAAGCGTTACAGATAAGCTTATATGTAATATGATAATGGTGATCTAAGATGGCAACAGAATTAAAACAATTTAGAACTAGATCATATCTCGCAAAAGATTTTGATGCGTTTAGGGCACAATTATTACAATATGCTCGTCTATACTATCCAGATAGAATACAAGATTTTTCAGAAACATCACTAGGAGGTGTTTTTTTAGATCTAGCCGCATATACCGGCGATGTCATGTCATTCTATTTAGACCATCAATATGGTGAGCTAGATCCAAATACAGCTATTGAAACAGACAACATAGAAAAATTGATTAGAGGTTCTGGTGTACCTATCGTCGGCGCAGCTCCTGCAGTAGTTGATGTTACAATTTATATTGAAGTCCCATCAGCAATTTTGAATGATGCAATTGTTCCTTCTCCTTCTGCGCTTCCAATAGTTAAAGCAAATTCGATTTTTGCTGCTACGAATGGTGTATCCTTTAATTTGTTAGCAGATGTTGATTTTTCAAAAAAGAAATCTGACGGAACATATGCTGCGGATGTGCAAGTCGGATTGTTAAATTCAGATGGTTCTCCTGCAACATTTACTATGTCATTAACTGGTGTTTGTATTTCAGGTACTCAGGCATCAGAGTCATTTTCATTTGGACAATTTGTACCATTTAAATCATTCACTTTGGCTCAGCCAAATGTGACAGATGTTTTATCCGTCACTGATGATAAAGGAAACACATATTATGGTGTAAGCTCAATGACGGATGATGTTGTATATAGAAATGTCTTAAATCTAGCAAGAGATTCTGAAGAAATATCTGAAGCATTGAAAGTCATACCGGCCCCTTATCGGTTTGTAACAATTGTCGATCTTGCATCTAGATCAACAACATTGATATTCGGCGCAGGTAATGATTCTAGTTTAGAAAATGATGCAGTGCCAGATCCTTCTGATTTTGCTATTTCTTTACCTTATTCAAAAACATTTTCTAGAACTTCCGTTAATCCGCTTCAAATGTTGAACACTAGAACGTTAGGAATATACGCAGCAAATTCTCAAGTTACCGTAACATATAGATATGGTGGAGGATTAAGCCATAACGTAGCTCCGAGCACAATAACTTCCATCAACAAGTTGTCAATAGAATTTCCTCTTAATCCGAATTTTGAAATAATCTCTTTTGTCAGAAGTAAACTTTCCGTTTCAAATCAAAAACAAGCTACTGGCGGAGAAGACGCGCCGTCTATAGATCAATTAAAAGGATTGATACCTTCATCAAAAAATGCGCAAGAAAGAATTGTAACAAGAGAAGATTTATTGGCAAGAGTATACTCAATACCTTCTAACTTTGGTAGAGTATTTAGAGCCGCAGTTAGATCAAATCCAAATAATCCTTTATCAACACAACTATTCATAGTATCTAGAACTCCAGATTCTACGTTGGTTAATTCTGCAGATACTCTAAAAGAAAATTTAAGAAAGTATCTTGCTCCTTATAGGTTAGTTAGTGATGCAATTGATATTTTAGACGCCTATATTATCAATCTTTCTTTATTGTTTGAAGTTGTAGTCGATCCATCATTGAATAGACAGTTGGCGTTGCAAACTATACTAAAAAAACTAAACGAACAAATGGTAGTCACCAATTTTTCTATAGATCAACCAATAATAATTTCCGACATTCAAAACATGATCTATACGACACCAGGTGTTTTATCAGTTACAAGTTTAGAGTTTAGAAACTATACGGGAATGGTTAACAACAGACAATATAGCGACGTCACATTTGATGTCAAAAACAACATAAGAAAAGGTATATTGTATCCTCCCCCTGGAGGGATATTCGAATTCAAGTATCCTGAATACGACATAATCGGAAGGACATCAACTTAAAATGTATAAGGTTTTAAAAGCTGATAAAGACACCTACATTACTAACCGATTTATAAAAACAGCAGGATCTGGTTCTTTCCGCACGGGATCCAACGTTGGTTCTGCAGGTACGCTTGACTTATTTAAACTATATGGTGTAACATTAGCCCCAGGAAGTGCAGATCCTAATTTAGAACTTTCAAGATTGTTAATTCATTTTGATTTGCAACCCTTGAAAGATTTAATCACACAAGGTAAGTTAAATTCTAATAAAAGTAATTTTAATTGCACTTTAAAATTATTTGATGTTTATGGAGGACAAACTACCCCTGCTAATTTTGATGTTTTTTTATTTCCTCTTTCTAAATCATTTGATGAAGGTTTGGGTAGAGATGTAGTTTATTATTCAGACTTTGACGCAGCTAATTTTATATCTTCTTCCTTAAGTGATGGCGCATGGTTAGTTTCAGGTTGCGGTTTTGGTGGAGGCGCAGAACGATCTTGTGATTACATCACAGCTTCGACTATTTTACGAAATACTAACCTTGCAGCATCTCAACATTTCGCTACAGGAGAAGAAGATTTAAACATAAATGTAACGACAATAGTTTCAGCAACTCTAGCTGGCATATTACCAGATAGCGGATTCAGATTGTCCTTAGGATCTCAACAAGAGTCAGACAGATACTCTTATTTTGTCAAACGTTTTTCATCGCGCACAGCATACGACACATCAAAACACCCACACTTAATCATAAAATATGATGATTCAGTACAAGATGATTCTCAAATCTTGAAATTTAATTCCAACTCCAGCATCTTTTTAAGAAACTATGAATTTGGTGAACCATCAAATATATTAAGCGGATCATCATTAACTGCAATTACTGGATCCAATAGCCTATTGTTAAGATTGGTCTCTCAACGTTCTGATGGTTCAGGTTCTTATAGCTTATATTTTACTGGCAGCCAACACTCAGACGGTTTAAATTTTATTACTGGGCTGTATTCGGCATCATTTACGATACCAAGCACTGACGTCATATTGAAAGATGAATTAATAAAATCAGGATCGGTGATTTTTACTCCGATATGGACTTCTTTGGATAAATCAGTTGCATACTTTACGGGAAGCAATGTAACTGCATATCCTCCTGAAAGATCAAACAAAGCAATAGATTTTAAAAATTATGTAGTTAGTACTTCAGGGCTACAAACGCTTCATAGATCTGATGAAAATGTTTTAGTACGTGTCAATATCTTCGACCACACATCTCCGTACATTAAGCTAACAAAACGACCGATTGAATTGCCTGGAATAGTTACAAGAAAAGCCTATTATCAAGTAAGAGACATAACGACCAACGAAACAGTCATACCATTCGATAAAACTTACAACTCTAGTAGATTAAGTAGCGACTATGACGGAATGTATTTTAATTTAGATATTTCTAATTTAGTTGTTGAAAGAAGTTATGTCATTGATATCATGTTAAATGTAGGTGGAACTCAAAAAATCTTTAAATCTGTTTCAAACGTATTCAAAGTTAGTGATATACAAACCGTCTAATACGCCATGTCCAACTATAAACCATCGCAATACATACCGTCATTCATTAGATCCGTTGGTGCAGGCAACAAGTCTATTGTAATGACGTATTCTGACGTCAATGACACTAACATAAGCAATCAAGATTCATTTGCATACGATCAAGCAGGCGTCGGATTAAAATCAACTCAACAATTAAATGTAGATTGGTCTAAATTTGAAAATCACACGTTTTTCATGTCGGCGGAAGCTAAAGTTAATTTAGCATTTGAACAAATAATCAATGGATATCCGTTTGATGGATCAAAAAAAGAAATTGAGGATTTCTTTACTGGATTGTCTGGATTTGACAAATGGGTATTTGATAATTTCCCCAAGTTTCATGGTCAACTACACTTTTCAGGAACTCAACTATCTGAAACTACTCCTGATCTAGGAACTTACATTTCAGTAAAAGATATTCCTGGTGCATTATTTCCTTCGTTAAACCCAGATGCGTCTGCAAAAACTTCTGTTTTAAATCCTCAAAACGGAAAATCTTTAAGCATTGAAATGCAATTAAAAATTCCTGAAATTCCTACTTTAAGAACTCAGGTTATCATGCAAAAGCTTAATCAAACAGAAAATGTCGGTTTTTCTGTTCGGCTAAATCCAACTGGATCTGTCTCGAAAGTACAAACACAATTTGATGTCTTTTCTGGATCGTTTAATATGTCTGTTTTTCATGAAATAGACAAAGGCAAATTTAATCATCTTTGCTTTATACTAGATAGAGACGAACCTTTGCACGTTTTAAAGATCTGTAATAATGAAACTCTGAAAAAGACGTCAGATCAAAGTGTGTATATCGGAAATATGAACATAAGTTTTGCTGATCTTTTGATAGGTAGCGGATCTGCATACAGACTTGGATCGACAACGGTTACGCCTCAACAGACCTTGTCCGGAACAATTGACGAACTACGTATATTCCACTCTGTTCGAAGTGCGCAACAACAATCTTCTTATGCAAAAAAGGGAATTTATGCTTCAGAAGATTTAAAACTTTACTATAGGTTTAATGAACCCCCACCTCCTCTTTCTCCTATTGCTGATGATATAACAAATGCAATCGTTCTTGACAGCTCAGGAAATGCGTTACATTCTTATGTAACAAACTTCGTTGATGGTTTAAGAGAAAATGCAAACAATGATCCTACCAGCAATTTAATTTATGAGCGTGATGATTCATGTCCTGTCTTATTCCCTTCATATACTGACGTAGTGAAATTGAATACTACATTGTTAAGCAGCGCTTCAAATTATGATGTAGAAAATCCTAACTTAATAACAAGGTTAGTTCCAAGACATTATTTGTTAGAAGGTGCAGAAACAGAAGGATTTAATTCAGCGGAACAAAACAACGGAGCTCAATACGGAGGAACTGGAATCCCAGGGCAAGGACGTCTTAACAACGTTCAATTAATGTTATCAATGCTCTATATTTGGGCAAAGTTTTTTGATGAAATAAAGTTGTTTTTAGATGCATTTAGTAATTTAAAAACGGTTGACTATGACTTGAATAAAAGCATACCGAACAGTCTTTTGTTTGATATTGCTAAACAATATGGTATGTACTTACCGCCCTTATTCAACGATTCTACAATAGAACAATATGTTTCTGGAGAAAACATAGATGTTTTAGCAAAAAGCAACGAAAGTTATAATCTTCAATACGTTCAGCATGAATTACTAAGAAGAATTTTGATTAACCTCCCAACGGTTATTCGTTCGAAAGGTACTCAACATAGCATCAAATCTTTTATTAGAGCGCTAGGAATAGATCCAGACTCTAGCATGCGTTTTAGAGAATATGGCGGTCCAACTTACAAGAACCTTTCTAGCGCCAGAGAATACAAATCTGATGTCACGGGAATGGTTAACTTCACTAGTGCATCATTAGTTGTATCGCCCTTCCTTTCAGGGTCTAGAACGGAAATCGGATATCCGGATATAGAAGGTAGTTTTGTAAAAAAGAAGATTTATAGCCCTCACGGAATTTCAAATTCTAGAAATGACGGTCTTTTTACTTCTGGGTCATGGACTTTTGAATCAGATTACAAATTCAATTTAGTAGGAGTTCCTCTAACTTCGACAACACAAAGCTTATGTAGACTTTGTGTGACAGGATCAGGGCTAGTCAATCCAGGATTGGTTGCAAACTTAATAGGATATTATGATGAAACCACACCAAGGATAGCCGTTTTCTTACGACCAGGTAATGATTTAGCATCATCATATTTGAAATTATCTTTAGATCTTCCTAAAGATTCAATCTTCGGTGGAGATATTTGGAATGTATCATTTGGTTGTGAACGTAACGATTCTATAAATTCAAAAGTATCATCATCATATTTCTTGCGTGTAGGATCTCAATCAGATGGTGATATACGGTACATGATTAGTACTTCATCTTATTTCTACGAATTAACTGGATCTGGTTCATCTTTAGATTCAAACGTTTTTAGAAAATTAGATACAGTTTATAATACTAACGCATCAGGAACTTTCATCGCATTAGGAACCTATCAAAACATACCAGCTGGTGTTGGATCAACTTATAGGTTCTTAAATAATTCTTCTAAAGTTGTTGATGATGCCACAAGAGCTGTTCGATTTGATGGTCGCGCGATGAAAACGAGGTTTTGGTCAAAGGCTTTGACGGAAAAAGAATGGTCTGAACATTTAAGAAACTATCAATCGTTGGGTGTAGATGATCCTAAAGGCAATTACAACTACACAACTACTGTTTCTGGATCATTTGAAAAATTGCGTTTAGATTCTTTGACTAAACAGGAAAATAAAATTGCAGATGCAACTGGAAAGATTCTATTCTTAGATTTCAGCGAAAATAATATGCATTTGACAGGTAGCGGATTTCCAACAGACTCTAACTGCATAATTCCTGAAATCGTTAGATATTCTTATCTTTCTCCTTACTTTGATGAAGCTATATCAGATGATAAAATCAGAGTACGTGGATACAAACAAGACGAATTAATTGATCGTTATCCATGGGCAAATAGAGCCCCCGTGCATGAAATTGTTAGATCTGAAGCACCAACCGATGACGTCAGATTTTCAATAGATTTTTCTCTAGTTGATACTTTAAACAAAGATATAGTCAATATGTTTTCCACTTTTGAATCAATGGAAAACTACATAGGTAGCCCAGAATTAGTATATTCACCTGATTATCCAGATCTAGAAAAATTAAGAAACGTCTATTTCAACAGATTAAAAGACAAATTAAACTTTAGAGCATTTTTAGATTTCTATAGTTGGTTTGACTCTACTATCAGTAGTTTTATTGAACAATTACTTCCTAGAAAAACCGTATACAAAGGAACTAACTTCTTGATTGAGTCTCATATGCTAGAAAGACACAAGCATGAATACTATTCTAGTGAGATTTATTTAGGAGAAGCGGACAGAAATAGAATAAAGGACGTATTATTATTGCAACAGATAGTTGGTACATTTAGGAAATACTAATGAGTAATGAATTAAGTAGAGCTCTCCAATTATTGTCTCCTAAAAAAGACACAGTATTCTTTTATAGTTTCCTACCAAAAATTATCACAAATTATTTTGATGATAACCTGGGCCAGGACAAAGATGAAAAAATCAAGTCCAGCACCGTTAACGAATATGTGTTAACAGGGTCGATGGATACCGCAGCGTTGGATCCATATCGACAAGGCGTAGAACTTACAAGATTAAAGCATTTTGATGCTGGAGCTTCTGTAAAAATTCATGCAGGAGAACCTGGGCATGTCCTGAGAAAAAATCTTTATGGAACTGACAGAAACTTCTTAAAACAAAATTATTATCAAGATCTTGATTACTTTGATCCTATTGAATACATTAAATCAGATCAAGTATTAGTAACATATCCTATTATTACTCATGATAGCGATGAAACTGAAAATTACAATTTCAATGGAGTTATAGAGCCACTAACAATTCGAGCTGTCGCCGCTCTATTTAGCATTGATGTTCCATTTGAGGCCCATGCCGTTAAGGGAATGATGATGGATGGTAATTCAGACATCACGACTTCTAATAGCAGAATATTGACAGTCGATGACAAAACCACGAATCATAAAATCACGCCATGGTTAGATCTTATAGACATGATAGGAACCGTGAAAAAAATTCCTACCATGGCTTTTTTTAATGATGATAAAACGTACATAAATCCGTTTAATGATGGCTCAATTAAGGTACAATTGTCAACAAATATGTCTTCTGAAATGAGCCATGCATTGTTACAAATGAATCCAATGACGGAAGATTACGTTCCTAATGGAAAAATATCAGCAACCAGTGGATGGACATACGATGATGTCACACTAAAAGGTACTGACTCAATCGCTTTTGGGGGCTTTGGTTACTAATGACTACTCCCAAATCTTTACGTTCTGCTCCAAGCAGAACATTCGAAAATTACATCTTAACATCAATTGAAGATGTAGACGCCGGATTAACTAAAATACCACAAGAGAAATTTGCACAAATTCCTGGATCTGCTGGTCTTGGTGGTGCCGACGATGGTTATAGTGACGAAATTGAAATAGGATTTCCTTTTTCTTTTGATGGAAGAATCCATAAAAAATTTAGAATATCTCCAAATGGGTGGATGATATTATTAGATCCAGCAAATCCTATTTTTGCCATTACGGACGTAATGGTTAATACGTATGAAAATTCTAGAATTAATTCAACTTTCTTAAAAAACCACGTTTTATTAGCTCCTTGGTTTGATGATATAAAAAGTGTATACGCAAAACCTGAAGACATTACAGGACCATACACTCCGTCGGCGGCAAGAATAGAATCATACAACAGAGGATTATCTCCTGAGCCTCTTTCTTATGTCAATCCTAGAAAGTTTGGCGTTCGATATGCAAATGATAACACTTCCGAAGAAGGAAGAAGGTTAATAGTTCGCTGGAATAGCATGTCTGATTTTGCAGTACCATTTTCCAGCATCATACGTTATGAAATTGTCTTATATGAAAATGGAAAGATAGAATACAGATATGCTCCAAGAGTTGAATTGACTTTTGGACCAACCAATAATGAAGATGCTACAATAGGCATTTTCATGCCTGGAGGTACTTGGCGATTTAGAGATTTTTCCTATGAAATAGGATATCAAACTGGTGGACAACGTTTTAGATATAAGCTAGGCGGCGCGGTTTCAGGATCATACACTGAAACTAAAGATAGTTACACTGTCCCTTATGCCGTCGGATTAAATCCACAAGCATGGTGGCCAGCTCAAGGAAAATTAGGTGTCACATTATCTTTTCAACCACCTCTAAATAGAAGAAAAGTTTTACCTAGACTTTCTCTTAGAGAAAAAGATTCAAGATTAAAATTGCCAACAGTTGCAAGAACAGGTGATTCAAGAAGCGGAGCAGACTCTATATTTTTTGATGATAGAAAATCATTGATGTATAGAAAATCAGGCGTTGTCATAAATTATCCCACAACGCTGCCTAGATTTTACGCTTCAAACATTAATGCCGTCGCTCTAAATCAAAATTTATTTACTGGAGATTTTGAAGTAACTGGTGGCATTTCAAAATCAGCTGTTCAAGAATATCTTGAAGATAATACAGTAACGTACATCGCTCCATTCACGGAAAATAAACTTTTTGAAAATGATCCAGGGGCCGACACGGATGCATTCTTCCTTACTGGATCTTCAACAACTGAAGTTGGAGAAGGATTTAAACAACCACTTAAATCTAAAACACAGATCAAATTATCTTTTAGAGTTGATCATAAAACGTTGATGTTACCAACCACATCTAGCATTTATTATTTTAATTCCAAGATTGGTCGTTGGCAATATCCTACTGCATCATTTGTAAATGGAAGCGATATAGGATACCCAGACACAGAAGCTGGATATGGTAGATTAATTGAAACAGATAGAGGATTTAATGCGTTTGGGTTTAATTTAACTTCAGGATCTGTAAATAGAGGAGTTACTTCAAGTGCAACAGATCCACATATAGGGAAACTTTGGAGTAAAGAAAATGAAATTGATTCTTTAATTTCAACGTATAACAAAAGTATACAAAACAACCAAGATTACAACGCATCATCAGACGAATCATTCACAATACCGATTCAACAACCTTTTTTGTTAGAAAAAGCAGTTATCGAATTACCGATAGAAGCTGGTCCAGGTTGGTTTAATGATAAAACTAGATGTTTCATTCCTTTAACAACAAATTCCCCCCCAATACCAAACAGTATTACCCCCGGTGGATATTTCGGAGGATTACCTACATGTTTCGATGTCGGAGGACCTGGAGTTACTGTCGCATTATTTAATCAAATCTCTATTGGATCATCTGAAAGAAGAAGAGATTTAATACTATCAAGCACTATTACTCATCATCTTGATAATACTGCAGAAATAGTATTTTCAAACACACCTAACGTACCGGCCGGCAGTTCACTTTCATGGATAAGTCATGGAGGATCCGAGGGAGGAAAAATTTGGCAAGTTACGCCTCAAGGATTTAATGCTTTTTCAACACCAGGTTGCATTGTTACTGGTAAATTAAACAATAGTAAATATTTTTATACTGGTAGTGTTACATTAAAATGCAGATCTGAAATTTCAAATGGTCTATTGATTAAAGATTTTTTTAATATACCGCAAGCGTTTACAGGTTCAGGTCCTCCAAATACGCAAGCTGCTCTTGATGCAATAACAACGTTATTCAGCTCTTCTGTCTGGAGAATCGGCGACGATTCACCCCTGTTTAGCTCTACGCCGGGTAATCGTAACAGAACAATAAACTCAATAAACAATTTTGGTCGTGGAGGTAGCGGATTTCAACCTTCAGGTAGATCAATTTTAGGAAAAGAATACGTAACGACACAAGGAAAAGATATCGTGTTTTATGATAACCCCTTTTATCTCTATAAAAATGTGACGACGGCAGCCGATATACAAAGCAGAATATCTTTAGGAAATCCAGGCCAGGGAAACAGTATAGTGTATGCATATTCCTTGACGTCAAGACAACGTTCTATAGTTTCACCCTATCTTTTATTCCCAGGTGATAGATTAGTTCTATCTGTTTCAAAAACGCGCCCTGTTTTCTTTTCTAATTTATCATCTCAACCTCACACTTCTGGATCTGTTCAACATGATATTAAATTGACGACAGGAAGCATCAATATCACATTATATGGTAGCTTAGTTTCAAACGGTCAAGAATTTCATGATACTTTAAACCAATCTCTTGCATCTGATGCCGTGCATGAGGTCGTTGTCGGAGGAACCAAAACATGGTAGCCGTGCTTGATCAATATGAAGTAGAGTATAAAGAAACTTACATCTCTGGAACTTATGACCAAATTGTCATGGGTAAGATGTATACAGAAATTACCCTTTTTGGTAATAAAATACTTTCTATATCTGGCTCCCGCGGAGTAGTATACGGTTCAATCAATAGCAATCAAGCAAAAATACCCGGAACATCTCCAAGTGATTATACAACTTCTCTGTCATACAGACTGCAACCTTATAGAGAAAAAGCTGGTAATTGTAAAGCTGCAAAACATGTTTGTTATGATGAAAGAATTTATGATACATTAGTTCCAAATCCAATTTCTTGCTTTAAAGCAAATGGAGCAAATATTTTTGCTTTGAAATCTCAAGATCCATATAGCAATCCAGGTGCAACAAAGGTTTACGCAGGAGTAGATCTATTTAGTAGCTCATGGATTATGTTCGACAATTATGTTCCTGACGCATTTAATACACAAAATTTAACTGGCTCTAAATACAACAATATTCCAAGATCTATTGTTAATCCGTGTGTTGATGTACATTGGACTAAATCATTTCCATTTGAGCCTAGATATTCATCTATAAAAAGAGAAAAATCGATTGACTTTTCTAAAACAGAGGCTACATACTATGGGTCTTTTTATGCTGATGAAGCAGCTTTTGTCTCTGCGAGTTTTCAACCTACTAGTGCCGTGATTGATGGAAAAAAAGGCCCATCTAGCGTAATGAGACAAGGGCTAGTTGTAGGAACTGTTTCTAATTTTAATTTTTCTAATATAGCACTTACTCTTGAGCCATCTTCAAAAAACAGAGGTATTAATAGTTTAAGTTATTCTCCTCCTTTAAGCGGAAATTATTATCATCATTGGATTTGTGACGTTAATGTTGAAAAATATATTAATGACGGTTTAGGTGATAGGTTTCCTACCACGGGTTCTGCTGGAAACCAAGATTTAATAAAAGTCTTATTTGGATATGGAGATTGTAATACTGTTTTCTTTGATTGTCAATTGACATCTTCTTCTGATGAAACAGGTTTTGCTCGTCGTGGAACGAATAACTGGCCCGAATTTAGAAAAAGTCAACGTACAGTTGAACCAAATCCAGCATATGGGTTTTCTGGTTATGAAGCAGTTTCAGGAAGCGTGTGGTCTATTTCTCCCATCATTCGTGGATGGAAATACGGATTGTATAACGGGTTTCCTGACTATACCTCTGCATATTATAGACAAGGAAAATACGGACAATTTAGAGATTTGTTAGAACAAAGAAAATATACTACAACAATAGGTGGAAGTCGTTCTAGTATCATCGAAGGTCCTGTATCCGTAGCATTTGTGGATGAAAATGATAATTTAACTGATCCTGCAAGAACACATTCACAAAACTTAAGCCAATATGCAACATCATCATTGCCATATTTTGATTTGCAACAAAGAAATAGGCCTGATGCTTTACCAATATCAAATCTAACCTTAGTTGGTTTTACGGTCGATTCAGCAGGTAATGTGACGATATAATCATGCCGACAAGTCAAACAAAAAAGAGCATAGATGAATCAGCGCTACTACTAGTGCGAGACAAAACATCAAACAACGTAGAACTTGTCGTTAGTCCTGCCAACTTTCAAATAGGTCTAATCAAAGATCCAGCCGACTTGACGTTGACCGGTCGCATGTCAATATCTGAAAAAGAGTATGTGATAAGCGACGCGAACAAATGGTCTACATCAGTCGATGATCATATAACAGTTGGGTTGATTAAGACATCATACACACAAACATCCATTCCTTCATCAGGATATGTTTCAGTTATATTGCCTATAAATCCTAGGGTTGGACAATCTATCTTTATTAAAGATTTTTCTGGAACTTCTTTTAAGCTACCTATACGTGTATATAGTTATGATTCAAGCCAAATAGATGGAGAAAACTATCAATCCATCGTCACAAATTATGGCTCTTTACAGTTTATTTGGCAAGGGAAAAACTGGTCAACGATCAATAAACCCAGTATATCTTTTCTTTCAGCTGGAGCAAACGTAACTATAACATCTGGGTCCGATGGAAAAGTTGTCATATCATCCACAGCAAGTGGTGGTGGAGCCGGAGCTGGCGACGTCGTTGGCCCAGCATCTTCGACTGACAACGCGATTGTTAGGTTTAACTTATCTACAGGTAAATCGATACAAAATTCTGGTGTGACAATTGATGATTCGAATAACATCACGACATCAGGAGATCTTGCCGTTAATGGCGGTGATATAACATCTACCTCAACCACATTTAATCTTTTAAATTCGACTGTAACAACTCTTAACCTTGGAGGTGCCGCTACTTCAGTTAATGTTGGAGCAGTAACGGCTGACGTAGTTGTAGGTAAAGCTGAAATCGGCGCTTGGCCGGCTGGAACTAGTTATGCATTTTTTGGAAATAGCGACTATGATCATTCCGTCGCAGGAAATTATGCATTGATTCAAGCTTCTTCTGCTGGTACAAAAAACACATGGTTAAATGCTCCAACCGGCGGAAAAGTTTACATAAGCAACAATGATTCTGCATTAGGTTATCTAGATGATAATGAAATATCTTTAACAGGTAAAGCTAGTACTGCACAAACAGTTACTTTAGGTTCTACCTATGGTGCTTCATCTTTGACTCTACAGGCAGGTACAGCCGGCGTTTCTATATCTTCAACATCAACGACGACTGCAGATGCTACAATAGGTAATGTTGAAATAGGCCAATGGCCAGCTAATACTGCGTATGGAATGTTTGGTCATAGTTCTTTAGATCATTCCGCAGGTGGCAATTATGCCTTGTTACAAGATTCATCTGGCGCGACGTATCTTAATGCTGCTTCTGGTCAAAGGATCTATCTTCGAAACAATAACTCGACAGTTGGGTACTTAGACGATAATGAAATTTCTTTAACAGGAAAATCCAACACTATTCAAAGTGTTACCTTAGGTTCAACTTATAGTAGTTCAGCTTTAACACTTCAAGCAGGTACTGGTGGTATTAACATCGATCATGCTGGTTCAGCTACTATTAGTATAGGTACGACCAATCAAACTAGAACTACTAACATAGCTACTGCCGCTGCGTATCAAACCGTTACCGTGGGAAGTTCATATGGAGGTTCAACTCTTCTTCTTCAAGGCGGATACGCCTCTTCAAGCGGAAAAGTTAGCATTGAAACATCAGACGGTGATATAGAGATAGGTAAAAACAGCTCAGCTAGCGGCAGAAACGTCTATGTGGGTACAGGAAATAACTCATCTGAGCAGTATCTAACAATTGGTAGCACCTACGGCGCATCTAGTCTTCAGCTACATGCAGGAACAGGCGTAATCAATTTCGGAACGTACCCAGCTACCAGAACAATTAACATCGGTCCACCATTGGGTTCTGGTAATCAAACGGTAAAAATAGCAACAGGCATAGGGAATAATTCAATTACTGTTGGTAGTACTTCCGGTACTTCTTCCCTAGTGCTTCAATCCGGTACAGGCAATATTGACATAGGCACTTCAAATTCTACTAGAACTACTAACATTGCGACAGGGGCAGCTTATCAAACAGTCGCTGTCGGAAGCAATTATGGTGGATCTACATTACTGCTGCAGGGTGGATACGCCTCTTCAAGTGGAAAAGTTAGTGTTGAAACATCAGACGGCGACATAGAAATAGGCAAAAATAGCTCAGCAAACGGCAGAAATATCTACATAGGTACAGGAAACAATTCATCAGAACAATACGTCACTGTTGGTAGCACCTACGGCGCATCTAGTCTTCAGCTACATGCTGGAACTGGTGTGATAAATGTTGGAACTTATCCTGTAAGCAGAACAATTAACATCGGTCCTCCTCTAGGTTCTGGTAATCAAACGGTAAAAATCGCTACAGGCATAGGGAATAATTCAATTACTGTTGGTAGTACTTCCGGTACTTCTTCCCTAGTGCTTCAATCCGGTACAGGCAATATTGACATAGGCACTTCAAATTCTACTAGAACTACTAACATAGCTACTGCCGCTGCGTATCAAACCGTTACCGTAGGAAGTTCATATGGAGGTTCAACTCTTCTTCTTCAAGGCGGATACGCTTCCTCAAGCGGAAAAGTTAGTGTTGAAACATCAGACGGTGATATAGAGATAGGTAAAAACAGCTCAGCTAGCGGCAGAAACGTCTATGTGGGTACAGGAAATAACTCATCTGAGCAGTATCTAACAATTGGTAGCA